CCGCAAGCCCATCGACATGCGCCGTAAGATTCTCGGCAGCGACAAGGACATTGTCGCCCGTGGCAATCGCACGCCGTACGAGCCGACCCCGAAGAAGGGTCCGGAAAAGCCCAAGCAGAAGCTGGGCCGCATGGGCATGGCGGGCTTCAAGAGCGGCGGTTCGACCGACCGTACTCCGGAGCAGAAGCGCAAGCTGGCTGAAGCTCAAAGCAAGCGTGGCTCGGAATCGCGCGGCCTCGATCTGCGTCAGGAAGTCGCTGCCGTTAAGTCGGGCGCTCGCAACATGGCCGGTCGCGCGCTTCGCGCTGGTGATGCTGGTATCAACGCTCTGGGCGGTGCTTCGCTGGCTGGCTCGGGCGCACTGGGCAAGCTCTTCGGCACCAAGGACTCCCGTAACCTTGAGCGTGCACGTGGTGCCTTCAAGGACGCTGGCAAGTCGGCCAAGGCCGTCGTCATGGGCGAACCCAAGAGCGAAGACATCGTGTCGGGTCGGGTCAAGCATCGCGGTGCTGACGCTGACTGGGCTAAGAAAGAAGGCAAGGTTATGAAGAAGGCAACTAAGGCCGGTAAGGCCATGGTCAAGAAGTCGGCTGACACTATGGGCCGCGCGATGATGGCTAAGGGCGGCAAGTGCTACGCCAAGGGCGGCTCTGTCGATGGTATCGCCCGCAAGGGTAAGACCAAGGGGAAGGTAGTCTAATGCGCGCTTCTCGTGGTATGGGCGATATGAAGGCGTCCAAGGTGCCGGGGAAAGCTATGGCCAAGGGTGGCAAGGCTAACTGGATCAAGGGCGCTATCAAGAAGCCGGGTGCGCTGCGCGCATCGCTCGGTGCCAAGAAGGGCGAGCCGATCCCTGCCGGGAAGCTCGCCAAAGCTGCCAAGGCTCCGGGTAAGCTGGGCCAGCGCGCTCGGTTCGCTCAAGTCCTCAAGGGCTTCAAGAAGGGTAAGTAGCATGGATACGAAGAAGTTCTGCGCTCTAGTCGCTCTGGCGCTTACTGTGGTAGCTTGCTCTGGGTCGAACGAGAACCCGCAGCCACAGCCGGAGCCGACTACCACTAACGGCGGCGACCGGTCGGTCGATGAATGCCCTCGTGCTGACGGCACTCCTTGCCGTTAGTCCACTCCGGCGAAGCCAAGGAACAAGCAAGTGACCACGACTGGCACCGCGACCTTCAACCTGAACCTCAATGAGATCATTGAGGAAGCGTTCGAGCGTTGCGGTGCTGAGGTTCGTAGCGGTTATGACCTGCGCACGGCGCGACGTAGCCTGAACCTGCTGACCATCGAGTGGGCTAACAAGGGTATCAACCTATGGACCATCGAGCAAGGCTCGATCCCTATGGTTCAGGGACAGATCACCTACGACCTTCCGGTAGACACCATCGACCTGCTGGAGCAGGTTATCCGCACGCAGACTGGCGTGCAGCAGACTGACATCAACATCAGCCGTATCAGTGCTGATACCTACATCACGATCCCGAACAAGAACGCTCAGGGTCGTCCTATTCAGGTGTGGATCAACCGCCAGTCAGGCGCGACCGAACCGGGGCCTAGCGTAGTTAACCCGCAGATCAACGTCTGGCCTGCTCCGGACCAGAGCAACTACTACACGTTCTTCTACTACCGCCTGCGCCGCCTGCAGGACGCTGGCACGGGTCTCAGCACACAGGACATCCCGTTCCGCTTCCTCCCCGCGCTTGTCGCTGGTCTCGCTTACCACCTCTCGGTGAAGCTCCCGGACGCGTCGATGCGCACTCCGATGCTCAAGCAGATGTACGACGAGGCGTGGCAGGACGCCGCTGACGAGGATCGTGAGAAGGCCGCACTCCGGATCGCGCCGCGACCGGCTTACATCTAAGGAGGTACGGTGCCTAATCGGTTCGCCTCTGGTAAGAAGGCTATCGCCGAGTGCGATAGGTGTGGGCAGCGCTACAAGCTGAAGCAGCTCAAGCGGCTCGTCATCAAGACGAAGACCACCAACATCCTCGTGTGCCCCACATGCTGGGACCCGGATCAGCCACAGCTGCAGCTGGGTATGTACCCGGTCGATGACCCTCAGGCGCTGCGCAACCCCCGCCCGGACAACAGCTACTACCAGTCAGGGCTCAACGCCAACGGCAACCCTAGTGATGGCAGCCGGGTTATTCAGTGGGGGTGGAGTCCGGTTGGGTTCAGTAACCCTTTAGGTTTAACTGGGCTCCCAAATACGCTACTATGTATCGGACAGGTCGGTACAGTAACCGTGCAGGTATAGGAGTAAGACATGGCTAAGGGTGGTAAGACCAGCAAGCAGATGCTGAAGCTGGGCCGTAATCTGGCTAAGATCGCTAACCAGAAGTCGGGTAAGAAGCCGACTAAGGACATGGGGAAGGTCAATAAGAATGGCTAGTCATACTAAGGACATCGGCAAGTACGAGCAGCCCAAGAGCTACTCAGCTTCGACCGGCAACAACGGCTATCCGAACAAGGTCGCCAACACGCAAACCCTGCGTACCCGTGGTACTAAGCACACCACTCGGGGTAATAGCAGCAGCACGAAGATGGGCTGATGAACTACGCGACTCTGTTCGAGACCATCAAGGGGTACGTCGAGAACGACTTCCCCAACACCTCGTGGACCGGCTCTGACGGCTCCAGCACGGTGACGCTGACGTCTACCGAACAGATCAACACGTTTATCGAGCAGGCGGAGCAGCGTGTCTTCAATGCAGTCCAGCTGCTGGACCTGCGCAAGAACGTGACCGGCACCTGCACTGCGGGGAATAAGTACCTCACGGTGCCCACTGACTGGCTGGCTAACTTCTCGATGGCTGTGGTCGATGGGGACGGGAACTACGAGTATCTGCTGAATAAGGACGTCAGCTTTATCCGGCAGTCGTTCCCGAACCCGAACGACGAAGGGCTACCCTACTGCTACGCCTACTTCGACGAGAACTCGTATATCCTCGGGCCAACTCCTGACGATAACTACACCGTCGAGCTTCACTACTTCTACTACCCACCGTCCATCGTGACTGCGGGGACGTCGTGGCTTGGAGACAACTTCGATAGTGTCCTGCTTTACGGAGCGCTACTTGAAGCCTACACCTTCATGAAGGGCGAAGCTGACGTCATAGCCGGATACCAGAAGCGGTACGACGAGGCGCTGGCTATGCTCAAGCAGCTGGGTGAAGGCAAGAACCGGCAGGACATGTATCGCAGCGGCCAAATCCGCTATCCCGTGAGGTAGTATGTTTAACATTAGTACAGGTGAAGTCGGGGACGTAATGGTCATGACGACCGAGGGACGTGGTTTCACGCCCGAGGAGATCGCTGAACGTGCGCTCGACAAGATCATCTACGTCGGGAGCAACGCGCACCCACTGCTCCGCGAGCAGGCTGAAGCCTACAAGGACAGCATCCGTCATGTGCTGATCTACTACATGCACGAGGCGGTCCGGTCGCATAACGTAACTCTGGTTAACAAGTTCACACAGGCGGGGTACCCAGAGTTGATCCCGATCCTAGACGCATAAGGAGACACCCATGCCGATCACACAGGCTATGTGCACCAGCTTCAAGGCCGAGCTTATGCTCTGCGTGCACGATTTCCGGAACACGGGCGGCGACACTTTCAAGCTGGCGCTGTACACTTCGTCTGCGACCATCGACGCCAACACGACTTCGTATACCTCTACCAACGAGGTGACGGGTACGAACTACACGGCAGGCGGTGGCACGCTGGTTAACCTAGGCGTTACCGCGTCGAACACTTCAGCTTCGGCGGGCACCGGCTATACCGACTATAGCGACCTCACCTTCACCAACGCGACCATCACGGCGCGCGGTGCGCTGATCTACAACACCACTCCGTCGGCTAACGGCACAGCGAACACCACGCTGACCAACGCTGCGGTGTGTGCGCTGGACTTCGGCTCGGACAAGACCTCGACGGCAGGTGACTTCACCATCATCTTCCCGGCAGCTGCCAACACGACCGCCATTATCCGGATCGCCTAATGATCGAAGAACTCATCGCCCGTGTGTTCTATGCACGCAACGTAGCCCATTTCGAGCATTGGCGTGCCAATGGCGTAGGGGGTTATGCGCGGCATATGGCACTGGGCGAGTTCTACGACGGTGTAATCGACGCTCTGGATAAACTGGTAGAGGCGTATCAGGGTGCGTTCGAACTGGTCGGCACGGTGCAAGCCCCCAAGACCAAGGCTGAGGATATCCTGATGATCCTCACCGAGGACGCCGAG